GTGAAATTATTCAGATTCTCTAAAGTAAAAATTGCAGAACTGCCAACGCCGGAACATGGACAGGTCGAATATGGTGATACGGAGGTTAACGGGCTGCGTGTCCGTGTAGGTTCGTCTGGTGTGAAAAGTTTCTGCATTTCCCGTAAGCGTAACGGAAAATTTATTCGTGCAACGCTGGGGCGTTTTCCTGATCTGAGCGTGGATAATGCCAGGGCTAAAGCTATGGAACTCCTTGGCGAAGTCGCCACAACGGGGATAAATCCGAACATAGCAAAGCGCACTAACAACAAGGCCATGATAACGCTGAGTGAGGCGATTGACGCCTACGTAAAAAATCGTGGCCACCGCCTGAAACCCGCCACAGAAAAACAGTACCGCAGCATATTACAGAATTATTCCGGTGACTGGATGGCCCATACCCTCGCCAGTATTTCCCGCGAACGGGTGGAACAACGGCATAAGGCCATCACTGATGGGGCTGTATGGTTCGGTGCTGATAAAACCACGTTACGGGCTGGGGTTGGTACAGGAAGCAAGGCACAGGCCGATTTATGGGCGCGTGCGCTACGTGCTGTGTGTCGGTTTGCGCATGATCATTACCGTGATGATGCGGGTAATACTCTTTTACCGGATCCGCCGACTCTGGTACTGAGCACCAAGCGCCAGTGGCACGGAACGGTAAGAAAAACGGAACGTATCCGCCTGCATGATTTTCCCCGCTGGTTTGCTGCTGTAGCTGCTGTGCGCGACCAGGGCGAACAGGAAAGGGATGATATAGCGGTGACGGTATGCGATGCCGTGGAAATGGCGCTTTTTACCGGACTGAGGAAATCAGAAATTTTTGGCCTTACGTGGGATCGAGTGAATATGGGCGGTCGTTTTTTCTGGATAGACACCACGAAAAACGGGGATCCGCTCGAATTACCGATTACTGATACGTTGCGGGAAATGTTCCACCGCCGACTGAAAATAAAAAACGCTGATGATGTTCTGCTGTTTCCTGGTGTGAAGGGAGTGATTCAGGAAACACGGCACATCATAGACCGGATAAGCGCGGCTACTGTTCCAGAGTCGAACGATGAAATGCTCTCCCCTGTACCATTCAAATGGCACGATGCACGCCGGACGTTCGGAACGGTTGCCGAACTGGTGGGCGTGGGCAATTACATCCTCAAGCGCCTGATGAATCACCGTACTATGCGAAGTGCTGACGTAACGCAGGGGTATTTACATTTTGGTGCTGATGAACTGCTGGAGCCAGCGTCACGGATAGAACGGGCAATTCTGGAACATGCCGGGCTGGTGGAGAGTAAAAAATCTATCGATGCGCAATTGCTTTCCGCACTGGAGAGTATGAGTGACAGTGAGAAACGCGCATTACTATTTAGTATCGTTAATTCAAATGGTGATTTGAATGTCAGAAAATAAAATCATTGCTGCAATAGAATTTGACCATAATGATGCGAAGGATATGAATACTATTGCAGATTATATTAGAGATGAACTGGCGTCTTCTTTTGTAAAAAAAACGATATGCGATATGGCAAATATCACACCATCTAAAATGTCTCTGGAGGAGAGATTATCATTATCGTCAGAGATAGAAAATAAGGATTTAAAGGTTAATATTTCTGTATGTGCCGGGTATGGAGATGATTTTGATAAAAAATTTAATAGTGCATATTCAGAATTCAATGATATTTTGAAAGCTGCCATTATATTTGAAGTTCTTGGTTTCAACAGACTTGCAGATCAGTTACGTGAAAGATATGCGATTTTAGTGTCGGAGAATTTATTAAAATCAGTACGTGATATAGCTAATGTAAAGAAAATTATCAGTGAAGACCGTAGTAAAGCAAAGAAAGGAAAAACAAACAGGCATAAATCAACAGCGTTATCTATAGCTTGTAACACTTGGAAAAAATACCCTAATGCCAGTTTACCCGGGCTATCCGCAGAGATATACGCGCATTTACGCAATAAATGGAATGATGTCCCTGTAGTTGGGACTATAGAGAGATGGCTTAAGGAGTCGGGGATGAATCCAAAATCCCCGCAAAAAAACAGGGATTTTAAGTTAGTTATTGGAGACAAAGAATAAATCCAGTTTTATCCTCTGTAATCCAGATTTCAGTCATGTAAACCAGATATGCGATTTTGTATCTGGTTTTCCTGTCTTCAAGACTTCCCCATCGCTAAATAACGTATACCTGTTCTTAATCAGAAGTATACGGTGATACTCATGCATTTAGAAAAGATGACCCGCAAAGAAGCTGCCGAGCATTTGGGGGTAAGTGTCCAGACTCTTGCTAACTGGGCGTGTACTGGCAAGGTAAAAATCCCTTTTCATAAGCTGGGGCGCAAAGTGCTGTATATGCGCACTGATCTCGATGCTTATCTTGCATCCACTCGCAGAACGCAGACGGTGTAAGGGGGAGTGATGGCACATAAAACAAAGGCGACCGCAGAGGGCCGCCAGTGGCATAACACTAAACTTGAGCATATCCAGAATACCAGGTTGTTGGCTGGTGGGCAATGCAATCAGTCTGGTTCAGTTCGTTGCCATACCTGCAATGGGCGCGTTTCCCTGTACTCTTTAAGGAATTGCTCAAGGGCAAAAGCACATGGCGCGAATCTTTCTGATTCATGCTCTATCTTTCTGCGCCGTCTTTTCCGTGCCGGTGATAATGTTTTGGTCAATTCTTTATCGGTCATTGTGTTGTCCTGCATAGCAATGCGCCGTAGTTACTCACACCACGGCGCTGGTGATGGTTACTCCTGCTCTTTGGCCTTGCGGCGCTGGCGGCGTTTGATCTCGCCTTTAACGGCAGTAACTATAAATTGCGCCTTGCTTTCACCTTCATCTAAATTTTTTTCTAAGTCTGCAACAACATCATGCGGGAATCTGGCATTTAACTGTTGCGACTTATTATTTGTTGAACCTGTTGCCATTACTGAATCCTCTCTAAGTTGGTGCGATTCAGTATACACAAAAAAAATTTCAGAGAAAGGCTTGAAGTGCGATTCACTTTCTGATAGGTTAAAAACGAATGGTGCGATGCACCAAGCAACAACGCCCCGCAGTGGTGGCACACATGCAGGGCGTCTAACCACCAACGATAGCAACAGTATCGAGGCAGCTATGAGAAATTATACCAGACACCCGCAAGGGCGGGACTCGTACAACCTGAATAAATACATCTGGCGTTTTATCGCCCTGAGCACGGCACAACCGCGCGTGATTACCATTGAGGCCACCAGCGAACAGGAAGCGCGTCAGCAATCTCCGGCTGGCTGCGTGATGGTATTCGCCGCCCGTATTCGTCAGGGGGTGTGCCATGCCTGATATGTCAAATTACCAGTACCTGATTAATCCGCATTTTAACTGTGAGCATGATATTGCTAAAAAGGTTTATTCCGCTGCTGATGAGGCTACTGACAATATATCAATGGCTGTTGCGTCAATTGGTAGCCTGATGTGGCATGCGTCAGAAAATGAGGACTATGACGAAAAGGCCATGCGCATTGATATGGGTAATATCGGTTTGTTACTGGCAATGCTTGGGCGGTTTGATATTTCGTTACGGTGCACCATTGAAAATGCCACAGATGCATTAAATGCCATAAAGAAAGCGAATACTGATTCAAATCGGGGATAAATAATCATGAGAACATATTTATCTGGCTTGACTGCCAGCGGTTATGCACACCCCAAAATTATCCCCGGCGCTATTTATCTGGATAAGAACGGTAACAGAGTAACGGTAAAAGAACTGATGTTTGACCGTGTGTATTTTATTCGTGATGGCTATTCATTTCATAGTTCGCTGAACGTGGAGATCTTTATTAGCAGATTCCGGCGGGAAATCCCGACTTCCAGAAATAACCATGTGTCACGTGTGGATGTGGATAAAAAACTGCAGGAACTGAAAAACATGATTGCCGCGTGGAGAGAGCCGAAATGAAAAAAGCGCCAAATTTAAAACACCAGCCGCGTGACAAAATGACGGAAGTCATCATTTTTGCGGGTAGTGATGCGTGGGCACATGCGAAGCAGTGGCAGGAACAGGACGGGCGACTGGCTGGCGATAACGTGCCTCCTGTCTGGCTTGGAGAGCAACAACTTGCCGAACTGGACAACCTGCAAATCGTACCGGACGGACGCTATCGCGTGCGTCTCTATCAGGCGGGGTTATTGCGTCCGGGGCTTGTTAATACCATCGGGCAGAAACTGGCAGCGGCAGGTGTCAGGGATGCTGATTATTACCCTGAAGGAATGCACAGCCAGAAACGGGAGAACTGGCGCGAATATCTGGAACGTGAACGGGCAGAGCAGGCGGAAAAGAAAAAGGTAGTTGAACTGCCTGTAAAGAAAAAAGAGCCATGCTATCAGGATGATGAATTAAAGCCCCGCGTTGAAAGTCGCGTCGATGGTGTTTTCTGGGTAACGCCCAAAGTGGATAAGCAGTCAGGCGAAATTATCCGGCCTGAGACGTGGTTATGTTCTCCGCTTGAACTACTGGGAACGGGGACGATCGGTAAAGAGCATTACCGCGTGATGCGCTGGAAAAAATTAGCAAACCATGAAGTCATCACAATGGCGATCCCGTGTGGTGGCATTGGCGACCGTGACGGCTGGCGGTTGCTTAAAGATCACGGGCTGAACGTGACAACAAACGGCAAATACAGGGCTATCCTGGCTGACTGGATGCAGTTAAGCGGAAGCCATGAGGAATGGCAGCTAAGCACAACAACGGGCTGGCATTTTGGCGCGTATATCATGCCGGACGGCTCAATCATTGGTGATTCTGAAAAACCGATCCTGTTTACCGGAAAAAGTGCCGCTGTTAATGGCTATTCGGTTGCGGGTACGGCGGAGGGCTGGCGCGACTGCGTGGCGCGGCTGGCTGGTGGCAATCCGTCCATGATGCTGGGTGTTGCCACGTCACTGGCAGCACCTTTGATTGGCCTTGTTGGTGCTGACGGCTTCGGGGTACATCTTTTCGAACAGTCATCGGCAGGGAAAACCACCACGCAGAACATCGCATCCAGTTTATGGGGAGAGCCGGACGCACAACGGCTGACCTGGTACGGCACAGCGTTAGGTATCGCTAACGAGGCAGAGGCGCACAACGACGGGCTGTTACCCCTGGATGAAATAGGCCAGGCCGGAAACGCGCGGGAGGTGTCCACGTCAGCCTATACGTTGTTTAACGGTTCCGGGAAATTACAGGGGGCGAAGGACGGCGGCAACCGGGAGATAAAACACTGGCGCACGGTGGCAATCAGCACCGGAGAAATGGACGTTGAGACATTCCTCAAAACGGAGGGGATAAAAGTCAAAGCGGGGCAGCTTGTCCGCCTGCTTAACGTTCCGATGGAAAAAGCCACGCACTTTCACGAATACAGCACCGGAAAGGCGCACGCAGACGCGTTAAAGGATGCCTGGACAGAAAATCACGGGGCAGCGGGTCGTGAGTGGGTTAAATGGCTGGCAGGCCACCAGCAGGAGGCAAAGGATACGGTAAGGGAATGCCGCGAACGGTGGCGCAACCTGATACCGGAGAGCTACGGCGAGCAGGTCCACCGCGTGGGTGAGCGTTTCGCCATACTGGAGGCCGCGCTTGTGCTTTCCGGTCATGTAACTGGCTGGGCCGCGCAGGAATGCCGGGACGCAATACAGCATAACTTTAATGCCTGGGTGAAGGAGTTCGGCACGGGTAACAGGGAATTTAAACAGATGGTTGAACAGGCTGAGGCGTTTTTGTCGTCGTTCGGGTTCAGTCGATACCTTCCTTACCCAAACAGTGATGAACGTGATTTACCGATTAAAGACCTTGCCGGATACAGAAAGGGGAGTATCAGAAATGAAGATGATGAGTTCCGTTTTTACACGTTTCCTCATGTGTTTGAGGGGGAGATCGCACAGGGATTTAACCCGTCCCACTTTGCCCGCGCGTTGAGTGCTGCCGGAATGCTGGAAGCGGGTAACGATCGCCGTTACAAGAAAAAGGCTCTCGGCAAAATTGGGGGGAAGCAGCATGTTTTTTACGTGCTGATGTTCCAGCCTGAGGCAGAAGATTAACCCCCTGTGTGAGGTGAAAAGTTGCGTGTTATGCGGGTTACTATGTGTATAAGTGCATTAACTGCATGAATAAAAAGGAAATCAATAACCCGCACGTAACCCGCAAAACGGCAGTTATAACCCGCAAAAGTGCGATTATAACCCGCAGATGAATAACAGGAAGTGACAGCAAACAGCCACGCGTAACCCGCAGAAAAAACCCCGTTTGCGGGTTATTTTGAGCATTTTGCGGGTTACGCCACGGCTAAACAGTAAACAGTTAATTTTGTAATGTATTGATATTAAGGAATAAAAAATACTTAGCAAGCGAAGATAACCCGCTAACCCGCATAACCCGCACTGTTTTGTATATATATACGAAAAATTGAGATCTGAACTATGAAGGCAAACCGCAAACAACCACACTACCGCGCTATTGACCTTACAGAGCACTGGCTGAGAGTGGCGATAAAAATCATCGACCGAAACACGGGGGAAGGATATGCAAAAGCACATCCCGAACTGATAAGCGCATTCATGACAACGGCAGCTGCAAACTTTGCCACGTTGACAGAACGGGAGATTGCCGAAGCGGAACAGGTGACAACCATCAACGTTAAAACCGGAGAGCAGATAGCATGACAGCACAGATAGCGGCTTACGGACGGCTGGTGGCTGACCCGCAGTTAAAGACCACCAGCAAGGGTACACAAATGGCGATGGCTAGTATGGCGGTCCCCCTTCCGTGCAGCCAGGCAGATGACGGAACGGCGATGATGTGGTTATCCGTCCTGGCGTTTGGCAGACAGGCCGACGCACTGGCAAAACACCACAAAGGCGAACTGGTGAGCGTGGCGGGTAACATGCAGGTAAGCCAGTGGACAGGCCAGAACGGCGAAACGCGGCAGGGCTGGCAGGTTATCGCAGACAGCGTGATCAGTGCGCGAACAGCGCGACCGGGCGGCAAAAAAGGCCAGCAGGGGCAGGCCACTGACGCATTGAACAGGGCAAAACAACAGTCGGGGAATGATGATCCGTACGGCGATAATATACCGTTTTAAATTCTGCAAACAAAAAGATGCCGGAAAAAAATAGATTTTCCGGCATGCTACATAAATCCCGACCAAAGGAAGTAAATACATTAACACGAATTATCAGCACTGAAGTTGTTACGGCATATTTTATACAACATTGCACTTGGTTGCATGTATTTGCATAGCAGACATCGGTAATAGAATATATTCACAATTATTTGTAATGAATGTAAAGAGGATGAGTATGGTTGATTTATATTCGCCTACACAGCTTGTGCAGGTGGCTAATGCTGAAGATGTGCAAAAAAAATTAAATGCGTTGTTTACCAGTTTGTTTTTCACTCGCTCGGTAATGTTTGAATCGAGAGACATTATTCTTGATACGATCGACGATCCAAATATCCCGATCGCGGCGTTTTGCTCTCCTATGGTGGGCAGTAAAGTTTCACGAGATGAGGGATACGAATCAAAAACAATTCGTCCAGGTTATATGAAGCCGAAAAGCAGCATTGATCCAAATAAGTTAGCTGTGCGCCCTGCTGGTGTGTCACCTGAGCAATACAATGCTTTTGGGGCGCGTAATATTAAAGTTAAACAGGCGATTGTAAATCAGGCTAAAGCTATTCGTGCACGTATTGAATGGCTTGCTGTTCAGGCAATCACAACGGGGAAAAATATCATTGAGGGCGATGGTATTGAACGTTATGAGCTGGACTGGAATATAAAACCACAAAATATCATCACTCAGTCTGGCGGTACTGAGTGGTCAGGTAAGGATAAAGAAACTTTTGATCCAAATGATGATATTGAGAGCTACGCAGAATTTAGTGAGGGCGTCACTAATATCATCATTATGGGTGGTAATGTATGGAAGAAATACCGTTCATTCAGAGCGATAAAAGAGGCTTTGGATACCCGTCGTGGCTCTAATTCCGAACTGGAAACGGCCCTTAAAGACCTTGGTGATTCGGTGAGTTTTAAAGGGTATATGGGCGATGTTGCGATTGTTGTTTACAGCGGGCGTTATACCGACGAGGACGGAACTGAAAAATATTTCCTTGATCCTGATTTGATGGTGCTTGGCAATACGGCTCTTCAGGGGATTGTCGCTTATGGCGGTATTCAGGATCCGGAGCTAATCCGGATGGGGCTGACTAAAGCCGAACTTGCACCGAAAAACTATATTGTGCCTGGTGATCCGGCTATTGAATATGTGCAGACACATTCAGCACCACAGCCAATACCGGCCCGCATCAATCGTTTTGTTACCGTTCGCATTGGCTAAGGGGGAGCAATGGCTACTCATTACACTGAACTCATGTCTGGCACTGAAGCACTGGTTACTACGCTGGGGATATTTTCAGCCAATAAAGGGGTAATACCTGCGTTTACGCCACTGATGCAGGAAGATGCAACTGGTGCGCTAGTGGTATGGGATGGAACGAGCGCAGGCAAAGCGGTTTATGTTTCCGCTGTACAAATCGACACAGCGAAAAAAACACAGGCACAGGTTTATAAGACAGGTGTTTTAAATGTTGATGCTCTGAACTGGCCTGAGTCTGTAAAAGAACTGTCGGCAAAGGTTGCCGCGTTTGTTGGCTCAGGTATTTCTGTTCAGCCGCTGGCTCGTGTGTAAAGGGGGATACAATGCAGAATCATTACAATGACCTTAAGCCAATTGCCGAAATGATGTATCCGGATCCAGCAGTAGAGGAATTAAAGGCTATTGCTGACAAAATGCGTTTAAGTGAACGCCTTGTTGATATGAATCAGGTGATGGAACTTACTACCCTTAGCCGTCGCACATTGCTAAACCTTGAGGCTCGCGGAGAGTTCCCCGAACGCGTACAGGTTACGGAAGGGCGTAAGGCCTGGTATTTAAGTGAAGTGATCGACTGGATAAACAATATTCCTCGAGCTTCTGAATATTGCCGCGTACCTGTCCCAAAAAAGCCAGATGCGGCGCTATGCCTCAAGATTGAGCGTGTACGCCGCAATGCATGGGATGGTCGCTATAAGCTGATTGGTTGATGAAATTAGGGCCCGTTCTGGCTGGCGGGTCCTTTCCGGCGATCCGGTAGGCTACGGGGCGGCGACCTTGCGGATTTTCGCTATTTATGAGCCTTTTCGGGTTGGTGGTGGTGGTTTTGTTTTTCGCTCTATCTCTATGAATAAAAAGGGAAAGATAACACCAACACACCAACCTGAAACCTTAACTAAGTGGGGATATTGATGAAATCGCACCTGATGAACAAAAAAACTATGGCGCAAAGCTGCCGCGTAAGTGCGACAGCGTTCGACAAGTGGGGAGTAACTCCCGTTGAGCGTAAAGGCCGTGAGGCGTTTTATGATGTTGCTAGCGTGATAGACAATAGGGTTAACAATGCAATTAACCAGCTTACAAACGACAAAGGCGAGATTGATGATGATGAACTTTTACGCGTAAGAATCAGATTAATGACGGCCCAGGCGGAAGCGCAGGAACTTAAAAACGAGCGCGAACGCGGCGAGGTGATTGATACAAAGTTTTGCATCTACGCGATTTCAAAACTAGCGAGTCAGATTTCATCAATCATGGACAGCCTCCCGCTCACAATGCAAAGGCGCTTTCCCGATATAAAGCCGTATATGCTGGATGAACTAAAAAGGGAAATAGCCAAAGCATGTAACGCATGTGCAAGACTTGACGAAAACCTGCCACAGATACTGGCTGATTACCTGATGGAAACTACCGGAAACGCGCCTGAGAAGTTGCTAGAGAACAAAGGCGAGTAACCGCCGCCCCGTAACGGGCCATAATTCCAGGAAGGACCCGACGACACCAGGCTATCAGAACGATGAGGGCACAATGACTGAAGCCGAACTACTGGGATTAATCCGCCGCGTCGTCGGAATCAGCCAGCAGCATGACGAACAGGCCACACAGCCGGACAGCGTGACCGCTGAAAATTATGTGCGTGTTGTTGCTGAGGTGATGCGCCGTGATGGTATTGAGCTTAACGGCGTGGATATGCGCAACATACGAACAAGAGTCCTTGAGTTGCTGGCATACCGTCGCCGTTCTCAACAACGGAGGGAGAGCGCGAAAAATACTTACCAGTGGAAGAAGCCGGAACGGTTGCGGCGGTAG